GCAGTCTTAGCAGCTGCCGTGTTTGATGCAACAGCGCGCGATACCTTTAGGTTGTTACCATACTTTAAAAAGCTTGCCGCCGTTAAAAATGACGCTGCAGTTTCGTCATTTGTTGATGGTGTACCAAAAATTTTAGCCAAATCCTTTTCTGACGAAACTGTTACCAGTTCGCCAGACGGACCCCAATTAAAACGACCAGCATAACCTGCAGTTGAGGTTGCTAGTGCCGGAATTACATTTGTCAAGTCGACTTCATTTACCTCGACTCCAGGTGATATTAAAAATCCCATATTTTTTCTTTCGTAATATTAATGTTAAGCAATCATAATAAGAAATATACTCAATCTATAGCTTATTTATAAAAAATGATTATTTATAAGTTACCCCATTCTTCTAAAGCCGCAACCTGCGCTTCATAACTAATTTGACCTTGGGTTTTTTCATAAGTTTCACCGGTTGATATTATTCCAAACGGTACAACATCTTCTTCCATTTCGCGCAACTTTTCAGCATACATTAGTTCCTTTATATCAACATTGCTCATACCACCAAATGCGCTTGTACTAACAAACCACGAAAATAATACAAGGTTCATAACCATGTCGTCATGTGATCCACCACTTGCCGCAAAACTATCACCTTTTGGTTCAAATGTACTAAGTTCAATTATACTATCGTCATCAACCAATTCCAACTTACCGTTTTCTATAAGGTCTTTAAGGTTACTACACCCAATTCGCTTAACACGTTTTGTCATTGTTACACCAATACCATTACTGCGTGTTGAACTTTCAACAAAGGTATTATCATATTCATAATCGTAATATACACTATTACACACAACCATACCTGCATCGTTATTTTCAATTATAACAAGTGCATTGTTATATACCTTTGCAGCACGAACAATAAGTTCAGGAAATAACAGCGGCGAAATTAAGTTATCGCGATATGTACACACTTGTTTAAATGTACCATCACAACTAATATCAATTACGGTAAACGTGCTATAGTCTTGCCCTCGTCCTTTTGAAACGTCCGCCGTTAAAATATAATCGTGGCCTGCTATAGGTTCGGCATAATATTTAATACTATATTGGGTTTTAAGCGGCGGTATTGACTGTAAACCTAGCAATGTAGAAGAACTAATTAGTGTAACATTACTGCCCAAAAATTCACAACCATACTCTTGTTGAAATTGTAACTCACTTGTATTACTTATAGTTTGTTTTTTCCATGCTTCATCTCGCCCAGGTACATCACTCCATTTAATTGTGAATGGTACAAATTCATTTGTCTTTTGAACAGCACCTTCCCAAAGTTTGTAAAACATATTTCCTACACCATTTGCGGTACTTGTGATAATTACTTTAGTATCTTTACCTGAAGTAACAACAGGATATACACCAGTATAAAATGTATTTGCATTATCAACAAAGCCAAATTCGTCAAGATATAAACAATTATGATTTACTAATCCATTTGCATAATACGAATGTGTGTCTCTAACATTTAGTAGGTCATATACATTTTCGTTTTCAATTTCAGTAATGTTGATTATTTCGTTGCTTGGATATAGTATATCCCCAATTTCTAAAAATTGAGCTGGTATATATGTTAGACCGTCTTCCAATAAAAATTGATGATCTTTAGTACACTTAATACCGCTGTTATTACATACTATATGTAATAATGAAGATGATAGTCCCTGATCAAGTATTGCATCAAATTGCTTAAACCCTTGATGTGTTAATACTTCAATCATAATTTAACTTGGTTAATCCATCCTATCGGCTCATGACCGGGCGCATAATATCCTCGTTCATTTGGTTTATCTGGATTTGTATAATATTTCTTACCTTTATTTTTTGCACTTTTTCCTTTTTTAGCAATTGACATTTTATGCTTACTTTCCTCAGTGCGCTTTGTACCTCGATGGGCTTCTGCAGTTTTTCTTATTTTTTCCGGATTATTATTTATTTTGCGTATATGATCGGCTGTTTTTTTATAACCTGATAGTGCGATGCTAATTTTTTTTCCGAAACCTTCTGGCTTTGGAATACCCTTTGTTTGTTGGGATCTTTTTTTAGCATTATCCAATTTCCTTTGTGGATACTCAGCGAGTTCTTTATTTCTTTTTATATAAAATTCTTCGGCAGCCTTTTGTATATCTGCCTCTACATACCAAATATCACTGTTTGGCCTGCCACATTCATATATAATTTTTGATCGATTTGCGTACTTATTATCATCAAATTTTAGTAATTGCGAAATTGCATCTTTAACGTTATGAAATATTCTCCCATCAACATGTTCGATTTTATTGCTATTTGATTGCCTACATCCCAAACGCTTTTCACTAATTTTTTTGCGAGTTTCTTCGGAATGCGTTTTCCCAAAAAAACCATTATTTTGTCCGTGAAGTACACATATATTTCCACCAAGTGATAAATTATAAGTGTCTTCACGAATTGTAAAATCTCGGTCTACAATTCTTTTTTCCTCTGCTTCAGCGGACTCTTTAGTTGTATGCGTTGATAAAATTTCCTTTGTAAAGTTTTCTATACCATATTTTTCGATTGCACGTCTAATAAGTTTACCTGAACCCATATATCCATCATTTAAATTATACGTGCTATGATAACCTATGTATATTTTACCGTTAATTTTATTTGTTATTTTATAAATTGTGTAAATCATATCTTTTTCGATGAGTTTACTTTTATTTATAAAATTGTCTATTTTACGATAATATATTGAATCATTTTCTGATACACATATGTAGGATTCACCAGTTATACATGAAATAGATAATCCGCGAATACTACTACTACTTGTAGCAGCCGATATTATTCTTGAATTGTTTGAAAAGTCAATGTTTCCTTTGTTTAGCGCTTTACAACCAGGCTGCAAAAAGAATGGTAGATTTTCTAACATTAGTGTTATACGACTTAACATTTCGCGCGCGGTTGCTCCTTTATTTGCGAGAACCGCAATAGTTTTTTCGCTATGAAAAAGCGCATACCATAACAAATATGCACAAGTGCTTTGGCTTTTACCACTTTGTCGACATGCTAGTGTGATGCTAAAGCGACCACTATTATAGTTGTTAAACATATCCTTTTGGTAAGGATACAACTTAAATGGAACTAGTCCATGATCCAAGTGAATAACTTTTAAATAGTTTTCACAAAAGTAAATTGGGTCATTACTACACTTAATATATTCGCTAACTTGCTCTGAAGTAAAAGCAATGTCAACACCATCTCGCTTGACATTTGGATTACCAAGGTATCCATTTTCTTTTAGTTTATGTGTATCAACTATCATAATAAAATTTGTGCTAAATGAATTTTTTCCTTTACAATGTTATCTTTTGCGGTTATAATTATTTTAGATCAAACCGCTAATACAAATTAAATATAAAATGAAGTTACCGAAGGTTCCCGAAGGGATCAGTAATCAAGGTATATCAATAACCGGCATTCCTTGAGCTTTAATTAGTTTTTGCAATTCAGCTGTAGTTCCAACAAAGATTGAATTATTAGTTGTTGTACTATTAACGGCAGTTGCAGCAGTCGCCTTTGTTTGTTCAGCGCATACAATTTTTTTACGTTCACGCTGCAAACTAAGCAATTGACCATTCATATCAGCTGCAGTTTTTATTAGAGTAGATAATACTTCAAATGCTCGAGGGTGTTCTGAATCGGCAGCCAATGAATGCAATGAACCTATTGCTTCATCACTTGTACTTATTAGCTTTTTAATATGATCACGCGCATAATGGTAATCTTCTTCAGTTTCTGAAACTATTGCGGCAGCGATTGTTGTTTCACTAATAATTTCATTACACACTGGGAGCTGTGGTAAATTTGTTGCGAGCGCAGCCATCATTTCACTTTTTGTTTTTTTAATTGGAATCATCGTCCTCAAAACCGTATGTTGTTATTACCGTATAATTGTCTGGAGTATCTGTTACTGGATTTCCAAGTGACACATCAACTGCAGTAACAGGATTTGCTGCAAGATCAATTTTATCATAAAAATCTGCTTCAACAAATTTTATGTATGCCGAAGGTGGTGTTGGTGGTCCACTAAATTTAACTTTGCATGTAAAGTCTAATGTATAAATGATTGTGCGTCGTCCACTTTCAAAGTCACCTTCATATTCGTCCTGAAATGTTGTGCCATTTAAAATAAATGGTATATCAGTTAAGGAGCCTGGACCTTCAAGATCCTTTACACTTACAGTATACTCAGGATTAAAGTATGGTATAATTTGTTCAAATATTTGCAATGCATCATCTTGGTGCCGCGCAATAATACTAAGTTGCATACCAATAGAATATGGTACACTTTGATAAATCCTTGAGCGC